CAACATCCAACCCATTGAGAAGCCAGAGCCTGAGTTGACAGAGCTTGAACAAGCAAACTACCTTCTAGGTCTAGCTCGTAATGTAGCTAAATGCTGGCTTATAGATGAGCCGAACATGATTCTCCCTCAAACATTTTTAGATAGGACATCTTATTTAGAGGTAGGTGCAAGCCTCAAGGATGGTGCAGAGTGAAGTGGTCAAGATGGTGGAGCATATTCTCAGAACCTTACACGTTCACACAACACCAAGAGGAGGCACATGACTACGCAATAAAGTCAACCATTGTCGTGGTTCTTTGGTTACTAGGGTGTCTTGGAATCATTGTTGTAACAGCTTGGATCTGCTCATGACCAACGAAGAACTAAACAAACTAATGGGTTTAGAGGTAATGAAGTGGACGATAGATGACTTCTACGATTACCCAATGTTTCATGAAAACAATGAGGATCACTGGAACCCCACCGAGGACATGAATCAGGCGATGATGTGCCTAAAGAAACACTTCGGAGAGATTAGCTCAGACACAATAGATCCATTCTTAGAACACTTAATAGGTGGTGAACAGAAAATGGATGTCTTGACTAAATATGGTGTAGGTCGTGTGGCTGTCACAATGATGATGAATCCAGAGGAAATCTGCAAGTGTATAGCTAAAGCGATTGGAGAATCAGATGAGTGAACCAACAGACGAAATAGCAATAAGAGCAACTAGACGATTGTATAAAGGGCAAGATAATCTTATGGCACAAGATTTAGCAGAACGATTAGAACAAGCCAACGCCAAGATTGATGAAGTGATATGGGACTACTATAACCAAAGGAAGGTTATAACTAAATGGATGAATCGGGCTGAATCAGAAGAATGTAAAAAGTACCAAACTCTAGAGGATCTTGACAAAGCCAACGACCAAAACAAGATCATGCGTGAGACGTTGAGAGGCGTCTTTGAGAACGGATGCTCAGTCCACGACTTTGACGTAGGTGAAGCCCTAAACCAAACAGGAGAATCAGATGAGTAAGCCCTCCAACGAGGAGCTGATCGAGCAATGGAAGACCACTCCAGCTCAGGCCAACAGCAATGAATGGTTCATCGAGGAGTTCATTAGACGCCTCAGAGACGCCGTAAGCGAACAGGACCGCATTGTGAGGGACTGCTACAAAGAGATGAAGGTCCAGCTAGATGCCAAGGACGCCGTTATTAGAGAGCTTAGAGGAGAAGACAGTGAGTGAGATCACTCATCTACCATCAGTCCTCAATATGCCAGAGAAGCTACTCCCAGTCATCAAGGACATGAACAAGTACCGCTACTTCTTAATCGAAGGTGGCCGAGGTGGAGGCAAGACACATGGCATTTCTCGCATAGTTTCCTACATTGCAGAGAAGAGATCGGTCCGAGTATTTTGTGGAAGAGAGACCCAGAACACCATTGAGGAATCTGTTTACACTGTATTCGGTGATGTCATCAGGGATTACCAGCTCAATTACTCAGTCTTTAAGGACCGCATCACACACAGGACAACCCAGTCCACGATCCGATTCAAGGGATTCAAAGAGCAAGGGTCCGTCAATATCAAGGGAATGGAGGGAGTTGACATCCTCTGGATCGACGAGGCTCAGGCAATCAGCAAGAATACTCTGGACGTAATCATCCCCACCATTCGTAAAGAGAATGCCAAGGTGATCTTCACCATGAACAGGCATCACCGGAATGACCCAGTATTCAAGGAGTTCGCCAGTCGTGAGGATTGTCTCCACATCAAGCTGAACTATTACGATAACCCCTTCATATCAAAGGCTTTACTGACAGAAGCAGAGAACTGTAAGGCTGAGAGACCAGACGATTACCGGCATATCTGGCTCGGTGAACCAATGGCCGACGCTGATAACTGTTTATTCAATGAGGTGGCTCTGGAGGAGACCTTGACCAGAACTTTCCCGCATGATCCAACCAAGTATAACGGCACGATACTGGGTGGAGATGTGGCCAGATTCGGAGCCAATTACTCGGCAGCCATCATATTGAGACAGGTAGGACCCAAACACTGGGAGGAGTTTTCCCTTGAGAGATGGAAGAGATACGACACAGTTTATACCTCTGGAAAGTTTGCAGAGATCATCCACCGTGAGAACCCAGACTATGCTGTTATTGATGGAGATGGCCTTGGTGGTGGAGTTGTTGACATCCTTCGTGAACAGCGAAAGCCCATCGTTGAGTTCCGTGGTGGCCTTGTTGAAGGTATAGACAAATCGACGTACAAGAACTGGAGAACCTACGGTTATCTCACTTTAGAGAAGCTAGTGAACAATGGCTGGCTTAGATTGAAGTCTGAGTTTATAATTGAACAGCTCAAAGAGATCAGATACAGGTATGATAACACCAATAGAAAGTACATAATACCCAAAGAGCAACTTATAGAGGAAGCTCGGAGGCGTGGTCGCAAGTACGAATCACCCGACGAGGCAGATGCTTTGATGATGGCGGCGACACAGATCGCAGCAGTAGAGAAGGAACAGGCGAATATGTATACATCCTCCAGAGGTCGGGTCCGAGGTGGAACACAGACATACGCCAAAGAAGATAGGTTAATCTAATGGCAGCATTCACAACAATGGTTCTCACAGCCGCAGCTATGAAAGACAAGAAGGACAAAGAGAAGAAGCAGAAACAGCAGATGCGTGGTCATCAAAGTAAGCTATCTTCTGAGCAAGCCCACAAGGCAGCCCAAGAAAGAAAAGACCAACACTACGAAGACCAGAAGAACAGGGCTAAGAAATCGGCCTCTATGTCTGGTGGAGCTGTCAATGAGATGGCCGCATCGGTCAGCGCAACCGGAGCCACTGGTGTAGCCGGTCAAGCCAACACAGTCAAGAAAACACTTACAGGACAATAAGGGGGAATCATGGCAGCATATACATCTATGATTTTAATGGTCGGCGGCGCTATGCAAGGCCAGAAGAAGACCAAAGAAGCAGCTAAGAAAGCTCGTAAAGGAGCTATGTACCAGACTGAACAGGCTAAAAAGAAAGCTCAGGAAGAAGCCAACCAACTGGCCCAACAGTCCGAGGAACAGAGAGACAAGCGCAAGAGAGCTATCGCTCGTAATGAAACCACATTCACCAACCCGCTTGGAACCGCCGAAGAAGCTGAGATCACCAAGAACACACTCTTAGGAGAGTAATGGAGATCGAGAAGTACGCAGTAGAACACAGGGATGAGGTGCTTGAACTTATTAAGCAGTTCCATGAGAACTCCCTCGGAGACTATGGCTTTGAGGTCGAGGACGATTTTATATTGAAGTACGAGGAAACCCACGGAGACACGACCTTTGTAATGCTTGAGGGCGACAAAGTAATCGGCATCTTAGGCGGTCTGGTGGTCACTCATCCAATGGCAGAAGAAAAGGTTTACCAAGAATCTATCTGGTATGTGGAAGAGAAGCGCAGAAAGCATGGCATTCGATTGTTTAAGCACCTAGAGTTATGGTGCAAGGATCAGGGGATCAAGCACATTGTCATGGCTTTTATGCACAATTCTATGAGCGATAGGCTACTTGAGTTCTACAAGCGAATGGGATACAAACCGATGGAAACCCATCTAATTAAGGAGTTACGATAATGGCCAAAGATGCAATGACAATCATCAAAGAAGGCGCAGCAGCCAAGTCCCAGAGAACAACCATTGAGAGCTACTGGCAAACCCTTCACGACTATTACGACATTGAACAGGATGATGTGAACAGATCATATTCAACAGGGTCCGAGCTTACTGTCACCCAGCTATTCGACACATTCTCACTGGATGCCGCTGACACGCTGGCGTCTGGTCTTATGAATTACATGACCCCCCCAGCTTCCAGATGGTTCTCATTCAGGACCAAAGACCCCTTGAAGATGGAGAAGAAGAAGGTCCTTCACTATCTCAAGGACGTTGAATCCGAGGTAGCTCACACCCTGAACAAGTCAAACTTCTATGATGTTAAGCCAGACTTCTATAAGAAATCCGGTGTATACGGTACATCCATCCTCTTCCAAGAGGAGGACCCTTTTGACGTTACCCGCTTTTACTCCATGCCCATGAAGTCGTGTTCTATTAAAGAGGACGCCAGAGGCCGAGTAGTTGAGTATTTCATTGAGTTCGAGTACACAGCAACGCAAGCCGTCACTCGTTTTGGTCCAGATAAGGTGCATCCAGAAGTTCTTAAAGAACACATGGGAGGCAAGGGAGACGAGAAGAAGTCCACTTACACCCTTTACATTGGACCCAACTGGCACAGGAATCCTCAAGCACTTGATAGTGGTAACAAAATGTGGATCTCCCAGTGGGTAGACAACCAGCACAAATTAGAGCTGGACCGTGGTGGATTCGATGAGCTTCCGGCAATGTGCCACCGCTTCTATAAGAGATCGAATGAGGCTTGGGGATTCAGCCCAGCCATGAGAGCTTTGACAGATGTAAGGATTCTGAACGCTAAGGCCAAGACACAACTCAGGGCCGAGATGAAGATGACAGATCCAGCCGTGGCAATGCCAGACAATGCTTTCCTCATGCCTTACAACGGAAACCCCAGAGGCACGAACTATTACCAGCAAGGCAAGTTATCCAAAGATGACATCTTCCCCATTGGTAACTATGGCAACCCCAACATCGGTAAAGAATCAATGATGTACTCACAAGAGCGCATCAGGTCCCATATGTTTACGGACGTATTCTTGATGTTCCAGAACCTTGATAAGCAGATGAACAACCCAGAGGTGCATGAGAGAATCGCCGAGAAGATGACACTATTAGGCCCAGCCGTTGGTCGTTATCTTTCAGCCGTTCTTGACCCCACCCTAGAGAGAACAATCGGCATCCTTGAACGTAGAGGTATGCTGCCAGAGAGACCCCAAGAGCTTATTGATGATCCCACTTATGAGATCGAATATATGTCCACACTTGCCAAAGCCCAACGTAATGGAGAACTTCAATCACTCCAGAACGCCATGACAATGGTAGGCCAGATGGCTCAGTTCTCTCCCGATGTGCTTGATAAGATCGACGCCGACAAGGCTGTTGACATTGTGTTCGGAATTACCGGCGCACCCATCCATATGTTGAGAGACGACGATGAGGTCCAGAGCATTCGAGGAGCCAGAGAACAAGCCGCAGCCCAGCAGCAAGAAGCTGAGATGATGGGAGCTGGAGCCGACATTGCTGTCAAGGCAACTCAGGCTAGTGTTAATGCAGCCCAAGCCGGTGCAATGTGAACATAGACCAAGCCAAAGATATTAAACTGGCCGTCCAACGTCTCCTTGAGACTGAGGAGGGCAAACTCTTTATGGAGTTAATGGAGGCATCTTGTGGTAAATATCAGCCACAGTATGATCCATCCAGCGCCACTTCCATCACACTGGCGGCTGGCCGTAAGGAGTTCTTATCCACGATTTACAATCTACACAGATTGAATCCACAACAGATAGTTGAAACCTATCTCAACCACTAGAAAGGAACATTATGGAAGCTGATACTCAAGACCAGAACACTGATACTCTTGACCAGCAAGAGCAGACCCCAGCAGCGGAGGCAAGATGGCAAGATTCATTAAGCACCGAACTAAGAGATAACCAAACTCTAGGAAAATACACATCAGCCGAGGAAGCCCATAAGGGTCACTTAGAGCTGCAAAAGACACTAGGCTCAGACCGAGTGGCATGGCCCAAAGACGCCAATGACCTCAATGGCTGGGGAGAGATTGATAAACGCCGTGGCGTCCCAGAGACAGCAGACGGATACAACTTGGAATCGGTGAAGGCTCCAGAAGGATTGGGAGTTGAAACCCTTGATCGCTTTGCTTTTCAGGAGAAGATGAAGGCAGTCAACGCATCACCGGCCCAAGCTAATGCAATGTGGAAAGACTACACCGACATGATTACAGGTAGCGTGGAACAGGCAGCGGCCCAGTTTCAGGGCGAAGTCGAATCCGCTAAGAATACAATGAAGCAAGAGTGGGGAGAAGCCTACGAAACCAAGATCCAACGTGGTCAGGATGTCATAGACACATTCAGTAAGGACCAAGATCAAGCCGACAGATTGACGGCTGGTTTGGCCAAAGATCCCTTTGGTATGCAGTTCCTCGCCAAAATTGGTGACATGATGGCAGAATCCAATATTGGAGGCTTTCAAGATAAGAAGACCTTTACATATACACCGGATGAGGCTAGAGTTGAGCTTGACAAGATCAAAGCCAGCTCAGATTATCGAAGCGACGATGATCGTGTCAGAAAACCTTTA